TTCGTTGAGTGTTATTTCAACGAACTTGCTTAAATCTACCATGATGTTTATCCACCCGTATTGGTTTTTTCTTTTAGTTTTTGGATTTGTTCATCACTAAGTAAGCGCAAAGCTTCACAAGCTTTGGAATCTGATAGACCGTAGATTAATTTCACACATTCTATATCTTCACTTTTCTCAGACTTTACCCACTTGGCGAAAGGCCTCTTTTGGGACCTTACTGTATTTAGTAAAAAGTCATTTTGAAGTTTTTTGTCAAGAAAATGCCTACGATTCATCTCATTGGCGTAGATTATACAGTCTTTATGATACGATAGTGAACGATTAACCATGAATGGTATGTAATCTTTTTCTGTCAAATCATCAACTATAATCTGCTTTTTGTTTTGAAGTATGGCATTTACATAGTCGAATGGATTACTCATGTCATCATCCTTACTAAACCAATTGTATCAATAGTAGTAAGTAATAAATAATTAGCAACCATTCCAAAAGACTTACGGGTGTAAGCAGACCACAAATACATGGCACAACCACATATCCAAATTGGATATAGTATAAGAAGTGGTGGATTAGGAACTGTGAGAGCCATTGTAATAGAGCATCCAATAGAAATTGCCCATGCTAATAACTCAACAACAAAACGAAGCGGATGAGATTTCCAATCGTCACGGATCCAATCAAAAATATTGAAAATTATTTCATTCATTTGAATTCAACACTAATCATTAACTCAGTAAGGCAAGCTACGGTGTTTATCTCTTGGTCAGCAACAAATGCTCCCTTATATTGGTAGTCAGCCAAAATAAGAACGGCTTGTGGGATAGATTGTGGTTTTAAAACATCATATAAGTTATCATACAGTTTACGATAAAATGCCACAGCATCTATATCATTACTTGCAACCCATTTACGAATCGCACCAAAATCTTTATCTTTGATATATTTAACAATATCATTAATCGTTACATCAGAAATTTGAGATAGGACACCTGTATCAATTTTACCAAGTTGAGAATAACGTTGCAACTCATTAATAGCACGGCGAAAATCTGGAAAGTGTTTCTTGATTAATTCTGCAATAACCTTATCATCATACTCAACATTTTCACTTTGCAGAACAAACTGAACCCGCTTCATAAACGCAGAGGCCATCTGAGCCTTTTCGTTGCTCTTTAGTGTAAAATCAATAACTGCACATCGACTATGGAGAGGTTCAATTAATTTGTTTTTAAAGTTACAAGTAAAGATGAACGAACAGTTTCCCGCAAATTCTTCAATGAAGTTTCTCAAAGCAGGTTGAACTGATTCGGCATTACAGTAATCTGCTTCATCAATGATAATAACTTTTCTGCCGCCAGCAAGCGACATAGATGAAGCAAAGTTTTTGATTTTGGTTCTAAAGGTATCAATCAAACGACCCTCATCAGAACCATTTATGACCATAACATCACATCCAATTTCTTCACACATGGCTTTTGCAACTGTGGTCTTACCGACACCAGCACCGCCACTCAAAAGAAGATTTGGTATGTTACTTTGATTGACATATTCCTGAAACGGCGTTTTTAGCCGTTTAGGAAGAATACAGTCAGCAATACTTTTAGGACGATATTTCTCTGTCCATAATAATTGTTCCATCACGATACCTCATAATATAATACAACATAAAATTACTTCTCACTTAACCTTGCAATAACTTCAAGGTAACTATCTTCTACTTCATATGTTACTACACCACAATAAATCATTGTAACAGGAACATCAATACTATCTTTAGTTTCATATACTGCAATCACATGGTCAGGATTAATAGCAATAGAATCCGAAAGATTTCCTTTATATGAATTTTTGAAAATCTTTAACATATTAAGCCTTTGTGAATGTTGAACCAGTTTCAATAGAAACCCAATATTGTAATTCTACATCTTTATGTTTGAAGTTAGAAATACCTTTAGATGATATTTGAACATCATACGAACCACCAAATAACTTAGCAAGATGTTCTGTTTTAAAGATGAAACGGAACTTATCACCATTACCATCAGCAACTTCAAGTGCATCGGTGTGGGCAGAACTATCAGATGAATCAAAGGCAAGAACTGTTACTTTAGAACCATCCGATTCAACAGCAACTTGTGGAGAACCCAACACGCCAGCAGCTTTCATAACCCAATCGAAATCTTCAGCCAATAATGTGAACGACACATCAATAGATGGTAAAGTCAACTGTTTATCTGGTGGAGTATTAATCATTGATGGTTCACAAAAACGATATTTGATTTTACTACGGCCTTTTTGGCCAACAATCTTAACTTCTTTATCACTAAACTCAAATGTTGGATTATCTTTATGTAAAGAAACCACAGATAAGAACTTGTTCAAATCATAGATGCCAAAGTTTGTGGGAATATCTTCTTTGATTGTTACTTCAGCAAGAATGTTCTTGCCTGATGACATGGTTTTTAATACCTTGCCTTGTTTGAAAAAAATACCTTGATTGATATTACCAAAGTTTTTAAGGACATTTAATGTGTCATTCGATAATTGCATAACATACTCCATATTGTAATTGAAACTTCATTATACTACATTCAATACTACTTTTCAGGCGAATATTTAACATCATGTTCATACAGAAACATTAGGCAACACATAGCATGAGCTAAGTGATTCTTTCCTGTTTCTTGGTCATTTTGTTCACCTTCTTTCCATGCCCAAAGGTGTCTTTGTAATGCATCAAAATACCTGCGCTTGGAATCTGGTACATATTTCCAATTATCAGGTTCATATTTCTGAGCACCAAATGTTAAAATATCAACTGTTGCTTTTAATGCAAGTGGTGGTAGTAAACCATATTGAGGTTTACCACCATCAAACTTGCGGCCACCCGTTGTGGCATTTTGTGATGTTTTTATAATATCAGAAGATGAAGCACTTTCATAGCCAGGTTGGTATGGTGCTTCTTTAACAAATTTTTCTCTTAAAGATTTAATCTTTTCTTCTTGAGGAATTTCTGGTAATATAAATGTTGACATCTTATAGTTTGCCAGTAAATTGTGCAACAGCTGGCATATTACCAGTAAATGCATATGTACCAATATGTTGCGTTTTCATCCAAGGACATAAGAAGATTTTACCACCAATTTTACGCCACATTTGGCAGAACATATAATCTTCACTTAGATATCTTTCTGAACCACCACCTGTAATAGATTCGGTAGTATCAATAACTGTATCAAAGTAGGCATGAATATATCGACTACCATCAAAGTTAGCTTGGCCAACATGGTCTGGTTTGTATTTAATCAACGGATAGGCCTCTTGCATCTTTTCGAATACATGGCGTTTGATTAACATATGACCAGTTCCAATCTCTAATACTTCGAGTGGATCTGATACTTGAAATGATTGTGTTCCTTTAACCACATTGAAAACATATTCACCCACCAAGTTTTCTAATTCTTTTGGGTCTAATTCAGGATGTGCTCTTGCAGCTGCAGCAATATTACTCCAATTAATAGATTTCTTAGGATAGGGACCACCAATTACATCTTTATCTAATGCGAGTAGTGCAATAATGTCTTGTGGTGAGTAGTGAATATCCGAATCAATAAACAACATATGTGTATAATCGGTTCGGAGAAATTCGTCTACCAGATAATTACGAGCTCTGGTAATAAGTGATTCGTTAAATAGAAATGAAAACTTAGTTTCGATTCCGTATTTTGAAAATGTTGTTTGTAAATCTAAGCAAGATTTGATATACAGTCCATGTGCCATACCACCATACATTGGTGTAGCGATAAACAGTTTTTTCTTCTTTAATTCTTCAATGTTGACTTGAATTTCCATACTGTATCCATAAAATAAAAAGAGGTGAGATACTTATATATATCTCACCTCATCTAGTTAAACTACACTAATTTAGGCAAATGCACGCTCGCCTTGTTTGCGAATTGCAGCAATACCAGCGGCAACGATGCGCTTAGTAGGTGTGCCTAAACGATAGAAAGAAACCTTATCGCCATTAGCATTAACACGGCTATTCAAATAGATAGCATGACCTTCGTTACGCAATTCGTTGATGGTCGCAGATGGGTTAGCGACACCAAAAACGGATTGCATCTTAGCAACTGTAAGGGTGTTATAAGAACTATTTTTTGTCAAATATGACAATACTTTTTGCTTTGCAGACATTGTAAAACTCCATAACATTAAAAACGAATCATCTTGTTGAGAGCATCTGAAGTGTGATTCGAACCTCAAGATATGGATATAAGTATATACTTTTAAAATGAATAAGTCAAGCGTTTTACGGCAGACTTGTTCACCATTGCCTCAAATTACATTAGGCTCAACTTTTTGATTTAGTGCCTCAACCAAAGGATCATCCTGTAACTCTCTTTCTAAGTAACTTTGCCATACTTTGGATGTTTTGGTAATCCAAAAATTTCCATTTCCTTTTTTATTATATTGCTTAGAATCAATCATATCATTGACCAAATTAATCCATAAAGTCATAGGCCAAGCAATATGTTTTTGATTACCAGAATTTTTGGTCAAATTTGCCATTTTGACTATTCTTGGTCGTTCTTTAAAAGCATAATGACATACAGTTTTAAAGAAGTCTTTATCATTCAAAGTTTCAAATTCTTCAACCTTATCATCAAAAAAATAACCAAGTGCAACGAGTCCTCCAATTGCTCTTGCGTGTAATGTTTTTTCGGCACAATACTCAGAAATGGAAGACATAGCTCGATAAGTATTATCATGTCCATATTTTTCAATGTAGCCTAAAATATCTGTCCACGAATTACAAGACTTTTCATGTGGCAATAAATTAGCAACATTTACACCAACATCATCATAAAACTTTACAATTTTTTCAGCTGTTGCTTCATGACAAATATAACCTGAGCGTAATTTATCTACAATTTTTTGACCCGTTCTTACAGCAGCATCAACGTGATGCAATCTGGCTTCATGTATTAATAAATCTTCATCACCATGTGATTCATCTGGAACTTCCACTAAAACAGGAATTTGTCCTGTTTTACCCATAGACAAATATGCCATAGCAACACGGTGTTGTCCTTGATTGACAAAAATATACCATTCACCTGACTTACTATCTTTTTTTAAAGTTCCAACAACAATGCCACAATAATCATAATTGAATCCTGCACATTCTCCATTTGGTTCTTTTAGATTTAAAAACTGAATAGCTTTAAGAACATTAACTTCACGGTTAAATCGGTCTAAATTTTGTAAATCGTCATCAGGCTCAAAAGTTCTAAAATCTTCAACCGAAGCCATGAAAAGAATTTTTTGTCCTGTAAATGAGGAATACAATTTATTATTACCATCAAATACTTCAAAACCTTTTTGTGGTTTAACCCCAAAAATACCTAATGATGAATAATCTTGTTTTGACGGACCCAATTGGTCATCTACAATCTTTGTAATTTTGATATGTTTTGTTTTAGAAATTTTCAATTTATTTCTCCTAGTTGTATTATCAACATCGTTTCAAGTTAAATGTTGATTGTAAGCCGTTTCGAATTAAGCTTACTATAATTATATATGAAAAATATAGAGTATGTCAACCATTTTTTAGGTTAACATACTCATTATTGCCTTAATTAGAATGGAGATTGTTCTTCTTTAGGTTCTTCAGGCAAGGTAATTGTTTCAAGTGTTTGTGCCATCAAAGTTTCGGTATTTGCACCAGCATCAACTTTGGTATAAAGGTCAAGGAAAGACATCTTGGTATCATCATCAAAACGATTCAAACACAATTCAATTGCCTTCATACGATTGGCAAACACACCATAAGTTTTGCTAATATGTACCAAACGGCGGGTAGAAATCACTTCGTCAACTCCGCCTTCAACAAAGGTTTTACGAATTACATCAGCCCAAGTTACCAATTTTTCAGCAAACTC